CACGCTGTTTTTCTGCAATTTTTTTTGAGCCATATTTGTACTATGGTACTATATTTACCACACCTGAGTTGTTCCATAAGGCTCCCGATTCAAGACCTGTCGATGCTGTCGGCAAGTCTGTTAAAGTTATCTTTGTACCCCTAAGCTCTCCCGGTGTTCTCTCTTGCTCAATAAATATTTCTAACGCTCTCAGTAAATCCTGCATATAGGGCAGGGAATACTCCTGAGTAGGCTCAGGTAATCTTGGTGCTGGCACATTAATTACAGCCATTAGCGCCTGCCATCTGGGCGTATGTCAACGCGAGGTGACCCCAGCTTCCATTTTGTGCCTAAAGCAGATGAGTCAACCTTTATGGCGAATGACCTACCCCTTACCCTTAGATTAAGAAGCTCTGTGAAAGTCTCTACTGGGGACGATGCTGTTCTTACGGTTGATCCACTAGATGTGCTTCCGTAGGCTGCTCCGGGTTCTGTACGGGCTTTTAAAGTAAATGTTGCTTGAGGGCTAGACAGGGCCGTTGAGCCAACAAATGTCAGATCAGGCACTACCGTTGTGGCTAGAGTAAACCTATCTCCGTCACCTATATCCATTGGCGCTGACTCAATAAACGAAGCCATAGCTGACCCGTCATCGTCATACTCAAACTCATGGTTATATAAATAACCGCTCTCAGCAGCTATAGGAAAGGTTCTTATGCCCCTGTCGATCCAAGCTGATCTACTTAGATTGCCGTAATACCAAATGTCATCTTTGTAATTGTATATAACGTACCTGTCGTTTTCTCCTGATCCGCCGCTAGCTAAGGAGTTTGTCTCAGATGGGTAAAGCCATATTATCTCTGAAAACTCAGAGTTAATTCCTCCATAAACCTTATCCGACTGAGAGAAGTTAAAATTGTTAAACACATGATCTTTTACTGTGCAGTTGAGCTGTTTTGTCTGACCTGAGTAAGTGTAGAAATTATCTATACCCATCCAGTAGACAACGTCTTCTGTTGCCACAGCGGCATTAGGCCCCATAATTGTAATGTTTGAAGCTAACTGCTGTATGCCAAAGGTGAACGGCGGCCCAATAAACCTCATTGAGTGAAGAGATGTATCAGTCCACACAAGAATTTCACGCTTTGTCTCTACCGCTTGCACAAACTCAGAGCCAGAGCCAAGTATAAGGTCACCAGCGGTGTTTGTGCTTGTTGGATACCAGTCAACTGCGTTCTCTTGACTAGAGAACCTAACAAGCAGGGGGTCTTGCACACCATTACCTTGAGCGGCACTTGAGCTAGAGTTAATTGCGTCACATCCAAACGCCAGAACATGCCTGTCCTGATCTGACACGAGTATCTGCTTGGCTATCTGCGGAGCTGATTTAGCCCCACTTAGAGTTGAAATCTCTACGGCCCTAGTACCCAGACCTACCCCCTTGTCCCAATAGTACACGTTTGAGTCCCTTGGGTTAATAATTAGGTCCTCTCCAAAGTTGTCATGTGACCACAGTCTAATTTCAGCTACCGTGGTGAGCGCTGAGCCAGAACCCCATCCCCCTCTACCCCATGTGCTAGAACCCCAACCCGTGCCTCCAACCTGTGAGTTTAGCCCAACATTGATTTGATACTTGCCCACAACTGAGCTACCGCCGTTACCTGTGTCAGAGCCATTAGCTGTGGCAGAGACAACTATTTGATACTGACTTGAGCTTACAACTGCGGTTACCTTATGCTCAGCGTTTAATATGGCTGCTGTTATATTGCCACCTAAAGTGGCAGCGCCAGAAAACTCAACAAAGTCATTTAATACAGCGCCGTGGTTTGTGTCTGAGACTGTGATTGCTGTAGAGCCGTTAGTCGCTGCAAACGTAACGTCACCAGCCGCTGTGGTCGATCTCAGTGGGGTAATGTCGTTAAATCCGCCACCTTCCTCTATATAGTATTTAAGGTGGGTGCCTATCCCCAGAAAGTTAGAACCATCTAAAGCTATCCAGTTGTGAAGAGCGCGAGCGGCCCCCTGAAAGGTGTTGACGCTATACTTTAGCCATCCGCCAATCTTCTCTGGGAAACCAAGACGAAACCTTATCTTGTCGCCATCTACCCAGCCGCCCTCATTGGAATAAGATGTAATATCTTTGTTTATTCCGGGTTTAAACTGTAATTTTGTTAACGGCATTTTTATTCCTCAGTAATAAAGCTACTGTAATCTGGTATTTCTTGATTATTTTTAGAAAGCCATTGATGCACCTCGACTAAGTCTGGGTTGCCTTCATAGTTCATAACTATATCCGGTGGCTGCTCATGGTTACTTGTGGACCACATAGTTACTTCAAAGAGACCAACTGTATCATCGGAATCCATGACCTGATTGACTGAGGTTATTTCTACTGCTGCCATTAGTTAGACCTCACGATTCCTTGTAAGGCGACCTGACCATGTGGGTAGTTTGTGCCGCCGCCCCTATAAGAGCCGCTAATCGTGACTGTGTTACTGCCATCGTAATAGATAGATGGACGGAACTGTTTTGTTCCATAAGCTGGAGCAGTCAGTGATGCGGAGGAACCATAGGTGCAACCGAGAATTACATGGTCGTAACCGGGGTATGACCAGCCATAGGGCCATCCACTTGTGTTTTGGCAGCAGACCCAAAAGGTGTCCCCGCTAGCTAAAGCGCCAAGGTATGTTGAGACGGCTAATGTGGCGGATACTGAAGGGAAACTAAAAGCTGTCTTAACTGGGCTTGTGCCGCCGCTGTAGTAGCATGTATAGACATTCGCTACGTCAGCCGCGTAATATGCACTAAGCTTATAGGCTCCGATGTAATTAGGTAACGACATACCAGATATGCCAGTGCTGTAGTTACTAAAGGAAACTCCGGCGGTGACTAAACCACCACCGTTACGATATTCGTATAAGCTTATTGGATGGCTACCCCCAAACTCACCCTGTAAGGTAGAGAAGCTTATTGGACCCGATCTTGCGATAGCCATGATTAGATACCCGAGTAGGCTGTGATGTCATCTTCGACATTAAGCGCACCAGCAGCAGTCATCTGTATCTTTAGGTCACCGTTATAATTAAATCGAAGGTTGTTACTTCCATCCACTTCTATAGTCCAGTTCCCTAATGTGAGGCTTGAGCCAAGACTTGCAGAAGCGTTAGCAAATGAAAGAACCCCAGAGCCATTTGTTGTTAAGACCTGAGATGCCGTACCATCGGCGCTTGGGTAGGAAAGATTGCTTATAAGAACCTTTCCAGTGCCGTTCGCATCTAGGGTTAAGTTAGCGTTTGTGTTCGTAACTGTTATTGCGTTTCCATTGATGTTTACATTATCAACATCTAAGTCCCCGGTCACATCAACAGCGCCTGTAACATCTAAGTCGCTATTTATGTCAACATGACCAGTTCCATGAGGGGCAATAACTATGTTCCCGTTTGACGCAGACACAATGCTTTCCCCATTAACGTCAAGCGATCCGCCTAACTGAGGAGTCAGATCGTTGATTAGGTCTGTGCTAGGGGTTAGGCTTTTAAAAACGCCGGAGCTACCGCCACCATCACCTGTGACTGCTTGCGTTGAATTTGGTGCGATCTCTACGCCATTAGATGTTGAATAGGTAACACCTAGGTAAATAACTCTACACGCCCCGTCTGTTTCATTCTTTATAGTGTAGTGTTTTTTCTGGTCAGTAGGGGTTACCCTAAGCTCAAATGTAGCACCCGGACTGCCTGTTAGAATAATAACAGGTGCAATACCATTGCTAAGGGAGCCGTCACTTGTTGTTAGATTTGTACTACCAACTATACCTATCGATACCTGACCATGAACGGCACGATCAATTATATCAAAGTTTGTGTTTGTAGTTACGCCCCAAGTGCCTGACTGATCACCAGTACCCGGCTTCTCAATGCCCGAATTTTCCGTGTATGTACTAGCCATCTATACCACCTTTTTAATCCATTGCTCTATTGTACCACTAGCGTTTATTGGTGTCCATGTCCCGCCAGAGGCGTTTATCTGACTCCATGTCTCTACAGGAGTGCTGGCGTCTATCTCAACCCAAAGTAGGTTGCCATTTATTGTCTGTATAAAGGCAAACTCCACATTGAGGTTGTTTCTGTAAATCAGTATTCCGGCAGTTTGAATAAAATCAAACTCAACAAAATTTTCAGAAGCCCCGTTAAGTACCCTACTTCCCTCAGCTTCTTGCGTAAAATCAAAGAACTGGCTTGAGTGAGCAGAGTATAATGCGTTAGCAGAAAGAGACTGCACAAAGTCAAAGCTTTGCTCAGACACACCGCTTGCAAACCTTATTCCAGAGGCATTCTGAGTAAAGTTAAATGACTGCTCAGATATACCATTCTTTACAAGAATACCATCTGTATCAGCAACGAAGCCAAATGACTTCTCCACTATACCAGTGGCAAACCTTAATGCGTTGGCGCTCTGCTCAAACTCGGATGTGACACCAATAGTGCCAGTTAACGTGCCAGCGCCTATTCTGCTTATGCTAGATATAGCCTCTAGGCTAAGACTGCCGTTTGCTTGAAGGTTAGCAAAATCAGAAGATATAACAAAGTTGGCATCAGCAGTTGCAGAACCAAAGGCTAAAATACCTTGGTCCGCGATAGCCCTTTCGGATATTGCCAACTCACCAAACATTAAACAGCAATCTCATGGACTGTAATTATAGAGTCAACACTAGACGCATATGCATTATTGTTGGCTGTTACAGGTCTATTAACTCTACCAGCATTCGATGCGGCTCCAGACTGGCTGACTGTGCAAGTATAGGTTGTTGCACTTGTAGTGTTAGGACTGTCTAAGAATGACTTTGAAGCAGGAGTAATAGCATATGCATTAGTATTATCTGTAGATTGTGACCTTATATTAAACCAAATATTAGCTAATGTAGATTGGAAAGAATCATTTACCACACCACCACCGATAAATGTACTTCCTCTTTTGCATTTAACAAGGGCAGAGTAACTGTCTTGATGTGATACTCCTATATCAATTGTAACAAGTATTTTACTTGTTGCTAATTTTGGAGTTATGGTTACCGCCATAATATCAACATCTGAAGTTCCAGAAAATGCTGTAAGAGTAGTAGTTCTTGCGGTTACAACTTGAAGTATATTACCCGCTGGCATATCAGCCGCAGCAAGAGACAGCTTAGAAGACGGAACTGTAGTGCTTGTCCCCAAAAAGTTTGCAAGATTACGGGCGTTGCTCATATCTTACTCCGGCTTAGTAGGCCAAGTTACATCGTCAAGGCTTGTGGCGCTCTTGGTAATGTCACGCAGTGCCTGACGGTATGCTGTACGAGCGCCGCTCATTGTAAGGTCACTGGATGCCCACCAGTCTGTCTCTGCAATCAAACGGTCGCGCTCTGCCCGTAGCAGCTTCATAGGCTCTGCTGCCTTTAGCTCGTCAGCTTTTGCCTTGACCGCTGACCAAGTTGTACCCCAGTCAGATGGCTTGCTGCTTTCAATGGCTGTGCCATTGGAGTCAGCACCCGTAACTTTACGGAACATCTCGTTAAACTCAGCCTCTGTTGTTGGCTCACCTCTAAGCACCCATTCGGTGATGCCTAGTTCTGTTAGTGCTTGTGAAATACTCATTTTATTCTCCTATCCTATTAACTGAACGCTAAACGTCCCGTATGTACCGCTATTATACCACTGTGCGTTTGAGCCTTGTTCTCTAATACTTAAAACATCCCCTGCCGCACAATTTACAAAAGCCTTAGTCGCAACACTATTTTCAGTAGTTACGCCTGTTGTTATGTTGTAACTTTGGCTAAGTGTTATTCGGTCACTACCTTTATAAATCATAAGTATTCCATACTCTGCATTTTCTACTTTAAATATAACCGAACTAAAAACCTCATAAATCCCTGCTACTGGTACAGTTACACCTGACGAACCAAAAGACATACCGCCTTGCAAAATAGAAATAGTAGAGTCACTTGTATTCCAAGCAGAAATTACAGTATTACTAGAATTAGTATTTTGATACCCACTAGCATTTCCGGGAGCCATAAATAAAGGTCTGGCTGGCGTAAGAATACGACCACTGGTATCAACAGTCATCGCTGTATTACCGTTAGTCGGGTCTTGAATTTCGGAGACTTTCAAGATGCTTGTCATTGTGCAATCTCCATAAGGGTTATTGTGAACTGTCCATAAGTTGGATAAGAAATATAAGTTGTGCTGCCGGTTACTGAACGAAAGTAAACCGTATAAGTCAAAGAGGATGTGCTAGATGGTGCGTCCAAAACCTGCATTGTCGATGGCGCATACTTAGCATCGGCATATACCATCATTAAACCATAACTGCTGTTGCCGATGTTGGTGGAATCTCTGTAAACTGTTGCATATGCGTTATCCGTAGAAACATACCAACTAGGTGAACTTGCAATCACAAAGACTTTGTTAGACGTGGATGCTGGAGTTATGCTTGCTGAAAGCCCAGTAGATACAAAACTGGTGCTGGCTGTATTAACATCAGTAGTGATAAAATTGCTTACAACCTGAGCCACACTGCCTGCTGCTGGCACAAGGCCAGCAATCTGCACACCATGACCGCTGGTCTTTTCAACAATGTCATCCACAAAGAGCTTACTCATTGTGCAATCTCCATAACTGTGATTGTTGAGACACCTCTGGAAGCATTACCGTTATCTGTATCATATCGTGACCCATTAACTCTAAAGCCATTACTGCTCAAGGTTCTTCCTTGCACTTTATAGGTTGTCGCACTCGTTGTACTTGGTGAATCTAAAAAACTTGCGTTGGTGCTACCACCATCATATGTGTTTGGACTTGAAGCATTTGAATACATCCCAATAGCTGTAAATG